CTCCACAGTACCAGCATATAAAGTACAAGTACCATCTTCACCTGCACCAAATAACCTTGTCCTCTCAAGAAGAAAAGTATTAGAAGTAATATCTCCATTAGTCGCAAATGTAATTCCACCATTAGCAAATGATGCAGAACCATCTCTATTTATAGACCATTGACCAGTCGCTATATTACCAGATGCTGTCATAACAATTTGCGCAGCTCCATCCGCTATTCCTAAAATTGAAGTACTATTTATTTGCCAACCTCCTACATAACCAGAAGTTTTAGTAGCATTATTCGCAGCTGTAGCTGCTGTCCCAAGCACAGAACTATCAGAAGTGTTATCAACGTTGCTCAAACCAACATCACTTTTAGATGCTGCAGATAAAGTATTAGTTTGTTGTGTTGCGTCAGAAGTATTGTCTACATTACTCAACCCTACATTGGCTTTGGTAGTTCCTGCTTGAATAGTAGATGCTGATTGATTATCTACATTGCCAAGACCAACATTAGCAGCAGTTGTATTTGAATTGAATGTATTAGTTTCTGTTAAATTTGTACTTCCTATTGTAAGTGTTCCTTTGAAAGCAGAAGAACCATTAGACTCTACATAGAAAGTAGGAGTATGTATCTCACCATTACTTGTAAAAGTTATATGCCCATTAGCAGTATATCCAGTAGTTGTTTTTGTTCCCGTAAATATAGCATCACTATTTATAGTCCAACCTCCAGTAGTTCCACTAGTCTTATCTCCGCTAGCTTGAATAGTTCCTGTGGAATCTTGGTTTGCAGTGCCCCCTGCAGCTGCTCCACTTTTAACTGTTCCCGCTGCAGCCCCATCTACTGTACCAGTTAAGTTCCCACTTAATATAGAAGCCGTAGAAGCTTGATTCGCAGTTGCACCTGAAGCAGCCCCACTAACAACTACACTTGCAGTGCTACCACCAATAGTTACAGACCCATCAATGGCTAGTGTAGTATTATTCCAAGCTAACTTATTTCCTAAAGAAAAATTAGAACTACTGTCTATATAAACACCTGTGTTAGCATTATTAAAAGTGCCTGTGCCTGTATAAAGTTTGCTTGAAGCCATACTTATACCACCAATAGAACCACTATTAGCAAATATGTGACCTTTTAAATAAACACTATCCGAATACAATCCATATAAATTTGATTGAGAGCCACTTAATCCTGCATCAGTATCAGTTATACCATCTAATCTTCCTAGTCTTGCTTTCTCTGTTGAAGCACTCCCCCAATTAGCCCAACTATTAACACCATCTTTTATAACTAGATAAGGAGCTTTAGAATCATCAGCACTTAAGTAAAGAATAGCATCTCTATTTGTATTTGTAGTATTTCCTATTCTTACTACATCATCACCTACTCCAAATGAACCAGTATCAGCAGGTAAATCACCATCCTCTGCGCTTGAAACCGTTATTGTTCTACCACTTACAGATGTTACTCTCCTAACAATCCTTCTTATAATATCGAGAGTTCCACCTCCATTATCAGCTCCTGATGTGCCCGTTAAATCAGCTCTTTGAACCATTACTATATCATTATCATGGAATGGACAAACTCCATTATCACTTGGGTCTTCAAATGTTATATCACTACCATCAATGCTCTCTACCTTAGCAACTGCTGTGATTAAAACACTTCCATTAGTAGCTCTCAACTGTTGCAGTAAAAGTTCATAAACTGAAAGAGTACCCCTAATAGAAGCACTAGAGAACTCAGCATGAGCTGTATTGTCTATCTTCCATCCACCACCTGTGAAACCAGAAGTAAATGGATTAGAAGTAATATCATCTCCATCTACTATAATATCTCCAAACGTTACATTAGAAGACGTTAAGACATTTTGATTCATATCATATAAATAATTTGCCCCTTGTCCTGTGTTTAAGGTTGTGGCAGTAATTGTCCCGAATTGGACATTAGAGGAAGTTGTTAGATGCTGACCAGTATTATAAGCTAACTGAGTGTCTCCAATAGAGTCATTAACGACACTTAATGCCGCTGTACTGCCTTCACTTTGAGTATGACTAACAGCGACTTGACTATTGCCTGTTAGATTAGTCATATAATTACCAGTCGTGTCTGTTGTGAGAGCGACTGAATTTGGTTGAATTGTTGCAGTCAATGTTCCATTGGCGAGATTAGTTAAGGTTACATTGCCTCCTAAATCACCAGCTAAAGTGATAACAGGAGATTTATTTATTGTAGTCCCTGATGCGATGTCTCCACCGTTAATATCAATACCAGAGAATGTAGGTGTGCCTGTAAAAGCATGGTTGCCCGTAATGGTTCTAGCCGATGTATTATGAACATATTGACTATGGTCATCATCCCCTAGATTAGTCAAATCAGAATGAGAACCAACAGATGTGCCAGCCCCTGTCCCTGATGCGACAGCCCCTCCTCTAAATACTACTTGTTGTCCAATTGGTCTTCCTGAAAAATTTCCCGTAGATGTAGACATCTCATTCCAACCCAACTCTCCCTTTACTAAATGCACAAGACCCTTACCAGGTATTTGAGTAAAGGATTGGTCTCCTAAATTCCCTGAGCGTGAATGAGGTGTACCCCTCTTGGTTCTAGGGGCATCTGCATGCTCATGTCTAGCTTGTCTTGTTTCTTTAGATGTGGGCATTACCTAAGTGTTCTTTCTCTATACACTATCGTCATATCATTTATTTGAAAATTCTTTGGGACTGTCCCATTGGCTGCAATCTTTAACTGAATCGACCTGATTGAATTTGCTTCAGAACTAACATTTGGCTTTAATGTAGTAACATTCCAATCAGTCCCAGTAGGAGTCCCTAAATCTCCCATTGGAGGAGGAGAGCCAACGTTAGCCCCGTATTCTAAGTTTTTTGTTTGAGCGGATTCTCCATTTGTTCCATAAGTAATCGTTACATTAGAATCAGCGGCTGCATCTACAGCGTCGTTAGGAGATTTCCATGTTAATATTACCTTGTATATTCTTTTGAGGGTACCTGGATTTCCAAAATCAATATCTTTTGTCTTTATTAATAAGTTAGCAGTAGACGACTCCGAATCATCCCACTGTAAAAGATTCCCTGATGAATCCAAAACCTTGACTACATTATTATCTAATATGAAGTTGCTATAAGTAGCAAAATTAAGTTTTTGTTGATGCCTAGTCCATCCTTGAGTTGTTAAGCAATACTCATATAAATCTCTATAGCTATTCCCACTATCATTTACCCAGCTGCCTGTTACAAATAACTTTCTTTTATTTGGTAGATAAAATGTTTGACTATTAGGCATAATATGGTCTGCCCATTCACTTGGTTTAATAGACCCTTCAGTTAAGTTCGTAACCTTTTGACCATCGTAAAGATAACAACCATTCTCATTCGCCCACGCAACTCCAAAATCAGTTTTAGAAGCAGCTCCTGGATGAGTAATCCCCATACCAACAAAAGTATCCTCTAAAAATTCAGTAGATTTAGTTGCATTTATTAAATACATTGTATTTCTTTTAAATTGTAAAATTCTATCTGCATAGGTGTTTAAGTGTATTATATCATCGCCATCATTTATAGCAACATCTATTTCTCTTCCTGCTGAAGGGAAACAATCAAAAGAATTGGTCACAGACTTAATCATTCTGTCCCCATACACCTTACCGTCTTGTTCAATATTTCCTATATAGACTTTTCTATTTAATACAACAGCCGTTTTATATTTTGCAGATATTGTATCGACAGTCGACTTAAATCCATTTAACGCATCAAATGATTCGAGAAGAGGTAACCCAGTTGTTTCTATTAAATTTGATTTATTACAAGTAGATGAAAATGTTGCGAAAGCATCAATAGTAGAGCCAAGTTTATCAGCAGGAAAATCAGGCTCCCATGCCCCCTTTAATCCCTTAAGAAAATCTAATTCAGAAACTCTATAAGGAACATCCTCATCTATCATATACAGATTAGAACCAGTTATCCTATTATTTGTAATAGATTTAATATATGCATTTATACCTATCTTATAACCCCAATCATTTGGGTGTAAGGCTATAGAGGATGGGAATGAATACAATAAACTCTCAGCGTCTTGATTCTCATCATAAATAAATGAATATGCAAAGTCCTTAATCCCTTTAGCCCCTGAACTACCGACTTTATCTGAATCCCCTACTCTTAAATCAGAAACATGAAGCACAGAATAAGAGTCGTCTGGCCCTCCCTCTGTGGAAAGACCCCCTGAACCAGTAAATTGTAAACTCAAATCAGCCCGAAAGGTAAAGCCAGTGGGAGTCATTGATGTTACTGCAGTATTACTCTTTCCTGTTATTTCATCATAGGGTAATTCAAGGACAACCCACTCACCATAATTAGCCTCAAGAATTGGAGTTATATCTACTTCCCAATAAAATGTTTGATTGGAACTATTTTTTATAGTTATTCTTGCGTTAGTAAATTTTATCTGACATACTACACTATCAGCAATTGCCAAAGTATGTGTCCCAAGCCACATATCTCTATTCTCCTTATCTTCAGTTCTTACTGCTATATAATATGACTTTCCAGAAACTAAATTATCGCTAGGAGAAGTAAATGATGGGGATGTCCATTCATGTCTTATATCAGCTTGGTCACTAGTCACAGGAGAACTATCAGTCCCAAGTTGCCATCCAAACCTTCTATAATAAGTAGACCCATCAAATCCGCCTGCATATCTTTCGTCATGTTGCCGAACATTACCTGAGCTATCAGTCATAGTAAAAGCACTTGACGAGGAGAACAGCTGGGAGCTTGTCCCAATTTCCTCAGTATCATCTCTTAAATTTCTGACATGCCACCAAATTCTATCATCAGAAAGGGCTGCGGCGTTTGTAGGAGCAACTAATTTCATTTCGCCACTAGTAGGTGAAGACAAAGCCTGGTCTTCTTTATACCAACCCTTTTTATCTACAGTAACTCCATCTGTGTAAAGAGTTCTATTTAGAGCACCAATCCAAACAGGGTCATTGCCAGCCGCAAAAGTTGCATCGCTAGCCCTTATAGCTCCATCAACACTATAAAAGAATAATTTAGGACTCTCATCACTCTGCAAATCCAAGAAATCAACAGATGTGTTTAAATGAGTAGGTGTTTCCCAATCCCCTCCATCTGGGCTCCAATAAAGCTTTTGGTCAGCCTCTCTATAAGCTAATATATAATCTGTTCTAGTCGGGGCAGGGTCACCATCCCAGTCCTTATGAAAATCAGATGAAAATCTGAAAAGACCATAACCTCTAATATTAGTACTAACTTCAGGCTTTGTAGAAGCTGAATTTGTTATAGTGGTTAAACTACCAGCGTTAGTTATTCTTCCAATATCATCAACTGATACATCTTTCGCTTCAGATAATTGATTATCTAATATATCCCTTGCATCAGATTTTGTATTTAAACCACCGTGGTAAGAGTCTACCTTGTGGAATTTACGAGGCATTTATTTCTTTATGACTTTTTTTACTGCTTTTGCTTTTTTCACTACTTTAGTTACTTCATCTTCTGCATTTTCTAAAGCTTTTCTTACTTTAGCAACGATTTCATCGTCTTTAGTGCTTGAAGTTAAGGAAGTA